AGTAGGTTTTGGGGCATTGTTTAATGAGATTGAAATAAGTCATCCAAATCCAGATGATTCAAACAATCCAAAAAGAATAAGAGTTCCAATAACATATGCTCCACAAGAAAAATTTATTAGAAGATTGCTAGAACCATCTTCCATAACAGATGGCACCAGAATAGAAACTCAATTACCAAAAATGAGTTATATTATAACTACCATAAGCCAAGATTCATCAAGAAGAAGAAATAAATTTTCTCCCGTACAAAAATTTGATGAAATTAATAATGTTTGTGAAGATAGTGGTAAATTAATAACTGAAGAAGTGCCGATTAACGTGGGTTTTTCTTTGTTTGTTTATACAAGACATATAGATGATACTTTACAAATATTTGAACAAATAATACCATATTTTAATCCAGATCACATTATAAGTTTATCTTTTAATAATGTTAAACCTAACGTAAATATACCGATAACAATGATATCAAATAATATTAGTGAAAGATATGATGGCGATTTTAGTTCAAGAAGAATAAATATTTCTTCGCTAACTTTTTTAGCAAAAAGTTATATTTATGGTCCCGTAAGAACTTTTACAACAATCGATTCTACAGAAATAGAATTGGATTTAGATTAAACAAATGAACATCAATAAAAATTTGGCAAATTTTTTTAATGTTCCAAACGAAGAAATTAAATCCAAACCTGTTGCTGGAGGAACTTTTGATTCTGCAAGTTTTCAAAAAGATTATCAATATGTTCAACAAAATCTTAAAGATCTCGTTAACAATGGAAATCTCGCTCTTGAAAGTGCATTAAAGGTTGCAACGGAATCTGATAGCCCAAGAGCATTTGAAGTTGTTGCTATTTTGTTAAAGACTATGGCCGATCTTAATAATAACGTTTTAGACGTTCATAAAAAAGCCAAAGATGTTACCGGGAGCAAAGTAGAAGTAAAACAAACAAACAATTCAGTTTTCGTTGGTTCTACAAAGGATTTACAAAATCTATTAAATAAAGAGCGAAGTACAGAAAAAGAAGTTGTGGATGTTGAGGTTGTGAAAAATGAACGAAAAGAATAATACAGGTTATAGAAACAATCCTAAATTAAAACCTCCCGGCGTAGAGCTACAATATACAGAAGAACAATTAAAAGAGTATGTTAAATGCGCTAAAGATCCTGTATATTTTTGTAGCAAGTATGTAAAAGTAAAAACTCTTGATAAGGGCGTAATGCCTTTTGAACTATATGATTACCAACAAAAATTTGTAAATGCTATCCATGCAAATAGATTTGTAATTTCAAAATGGCCCAGACAATCTGGTAAATCTACATCAGTAATTGGATATATTACTCATTATGTAACTTTTAATCAGTCTGTCAGCTGCGCAATCCTTGCAAACAAATTAAAAACCGCTAAAGATGAATTATTTGCAAAATTACAACTTGCATATGAAAATTTACCACATTTTTTACAACAAGGTGTAGTCGAATGGAATAAAACTTCATTTAAACTAGAAAATGGTTCAAGAGTTATATGTGACGCAACTTCATCTAGCGCAATTCGTGGTGGATCTTTTAACTTGCTTCTTCTTGACGAATACGCCTTCTTGCCGTCTCACGTGGCCGAGGAGTTCTATTCGTCCACTTATCCAACTATATCAGCTGGTACAACAACTAAGCTCATAATCGTTTCTACGCCCAATGGAATGAATCACTTCCATAAGCTGTGGGTTGATTCCAATAGACCGGAAGGACACAAATTAAAAAATAAATTTGTACCGATAGAAGTAAACTGGAGAGAAGTTCCAATAACACCAGGTGGACCGAGAAGAGATGATGTTTGGGCAGCTGAACAAATAGCAAATACTAGCGAAGAACAGTTTCAACAAGAATATGGGTGCAGTTTTCTTGGATCTTCAAACACGTTAATTTCTTCTACAAAATTAAATGTACTTGCCCCAGAAGAATTTTTAAGTGAAGACTCTGAAAGTCTTAGAATTTTTGAAGAACCTAAAAAAGACAATATTTACTTTTTAATGGCAGACGTTTCACGTGGGCAGGGTTCGGATTATTCTGCATTTACAGTTGTCAGTGGAAACGAATCACCATATAAAGTTGTAGCAACATATAGAAATAATACAGTAAGCCCCTTTAATTTTCCAAATGTTATTAAAAAAGTTGGTGAACAGTATAATAACGCTTACGTTTTAGTAGAGACAAATGATATTGGTGGTCAAATTTCAAATATTTTGTATAATGATTTAAATTATGAAAATTTATTGATGACGAGAATAATGGGAAGAAAAGGTCAAGTTTTATCTCAAGGATTTGCCCAAGGTAAAAGTGAAATGGGGCTGCGAACAACTGCCCAAACAAAAAAATTAGGATGCGCAATTTTAAAAAGACTCATAGAAGAAGACAAAATTTTAATTAATGATGAAAGAATTGTGCAAGAATTGATGACCTTTGTATCCCGATCTAATACGTTCAAAGCGGATGATGGTCATCACGACGATTTGGTTATGACTCTGGTGTTCTTTGCTTGGCTTTGTAGGCAAGAATATTTTGCCGATCTGATAGAATCGGCCAAAATGAATTATGAAAATTCTAAAGATCCAGAAGAAGACAATACTCTTTTTATGTTAAATACATTTGATAATGAGGATGACAATTTTTCTGATGGTTCGGTTGTTTGGTATCCTGCTTAAAAAAATATAAATATTTTTATATTTAAGGTAAAAAATGGCCAACCCAACATTAAATTCATTCATATCACCAAATTACTTCAATACAGAAAAAACAGTAAATCCTTTATATAGCGCTATTTTGGCTGGCTCTACGTATGTCCCACCAACCTTTTCTGGTATTTCTGGTGCTGCTAGCACTGATCCGGGTGGTTTGTTTGGTTGGCTAGTGTATTCCAGAACGGCTTTATCAAATCCAACAAAGGGGACCACGACACAGTCTTACATTGTTTATACCAACCCATCAGATTTTGTTAATGATTTAAATAATTTGGGTGGAATAACATCTTGTTTGGTTGCTTCTACAAATGGCGGGGGAACTTATTCATTCTTTACATATAGTTCAACCGACATCACACCATTAACCAATGGAAATGATTTTCTTTATGCTTTAACTTATTTGGCTTACGGTGGAGTTTTGGTAATAGCTGGTAACACTGCAGGTTTAATTTCATACGAGGCAGACACCTCCAATAAAATTGAAGTTTTGATTGGCCAAACTGCAAATGCAATGGCGGCTAGATATGTGGAAGAAACGCCTCAAGTTTTTGGAATTTTTTCTTCAGTTAATAACGGTGCAGGATATACTGCTCAAAATTTTGATACATTGTTTTCTTCATCCGCTCTCGTCCCATTTACAGCTGGCGCAACCGTATCAGATAGAATCTTTAATGTTGGTGGACAAATTCAAAAATCAAAAATTCCAATGACAAGTTTGTTTACTGGAACTTATTTAACTTACACATTATCAGCTGTAAGTGAAGCTGCTGGCGCATTTACAAGAGCAAAGGATAAAAGAAACATATACATTTCTGTCGGAGGAACAGATATGTCAGTTCCTTTAAATGGAACAATTAAACTTCCGATTTTCTGGAGTGATACTTCTTCTAAAAATATTTACAAAAAAAATAGAGTAAATTTTTATTCAAAAACTGGTTCCTCATATTTCTTGGGTTTGGATATTGTTGGAGCCACATCTGGTTCAAGTTCTTCTTATACGACAAACGAGAGAATTGGTCCTTCAAAATTAAAACAAGATATAGAAACACAAGTAGGTGCAATACTTTTGAAGTATGTTTTTAACGTAAACAACTCTTCTACAAGATCATCTGTTAGTAGCGAAGTAACGCAATACATATTTGGCTTAAATCAATTTTTAGACCCCAATTTTACCCAAATAACCTGTGATTCTTCAAATAACACAGATAATAGTGCAACTTTAAAAGTTGACATAACAATTAAACCATTGATATCTACAGAAGAATATTCATTATCAGTAACTGCAACAGCGAGCTAATATGTCCTCAATAAATTTTAATTCCATAGATTCATTTAAACAAAATTTTGGAGGTGGAACTAGATCAAATAGATTTAGTGTAACTGCTTCATTTCCAAATGATATAGATGTTTCTGATGATGAAATAGATTTTAAAATTTTTGCAACTTCTTTACCAAAAAGTGAAGTAGGTACAATCCAAGTAGGGTACAGAGGAAGATCTTTAAATTTTGCTGGAGATAGGGCTTA